ATGACGGCGGCGGCCATCCGGTTCATCGAGGGCCTGGAGGTTCCGACCGGCGCCCTATGCGGCAAGCGGCTGAAGCTGGCCCCCTATCAGAAGCGGTTTCTCAAGGGCTCCCTCGCCAAGGGGATCACCATCGGCGTCCTGTCTGTGGCGCGGGGCGGCGGCAAGTCCGCTCTGACTGCCGGCGTCGCGCTGGGCCATCTGCTAGGCGAGATCGACCCTCAGCCCCGGCGGGAATGCCTGATCGGCGCCCGGACCCGTGATCAGGGCCGGGTGGTGTGGGACTATGTGTCGGGCCTGGCGCGGTCCCTTCCCGACGACGTGCAGAAGCGCCTCACCTTCCGCCGCGCTCCCCGACTGGAGATCGAATACGAGGACGAGACTGGGCCGCACCTGATCCGCGTGCTGGCGGCGGACGGCAAGAATGCCCTCGGCACAAGCCCGTCCCTGGTGATCTGCGACGAGCGCGGTAACTGGGACTTGGCCAAGGGCAACGAGCTGGAGCACGCCCTGTTGTCCGGCCTCGGCAAGCGGGGCGGCCGTATGCTGCTGATCAGCACCTCGGCGCCCGATGACGCGCATCCCTTCAGCAAGTGGCTGGATGAGGAACAGGCGGGCGTTTATCGGCAGGAACACCGCGCCGACGACGGCTGCGCCCCTGACGATCTGGAGCAAATCCGCAAGGCCAACCCCGGCGCGGAACATGGCGTGGGCGCCAGCCTGGAGTGGCTTCAGGCGCAGGCCCGGCGCGCGGTCGAGCGGGGCGGATCAGCCCTGACGACCTGGCGGCTCTACAACCTGAATCAGCGTGTCTCCGGCGAGGACCGGGACGTGCTGATCTCGACCGACGAATGGCTGGCGTGCGAGGCCGGAGAACTGCCGCCCCGCTCCGGTCCTGTGGTGATCGGCATTGACTTGGGCGGGTCCGCGTCCATGTCGGCCGCCGCCTTCTACTGGCCTGAGACGTGTCGGCTGGAATGCCTCGGCACCTTCCCCTCGCAACCCGCCCTCCTGCCGAGAGGCCAGGGCGATGGCGTTGGCGACCGATACTGCGAGATGCAGCGGCGGGGCGAGCTTTCGACCCTTGGGGAGAAGACGGTTCCGGTGTCCGCTTGGCTCACTGAGGTGATCGCCCATGTCGCCGGTGAACGGATCAGCGCCATCACCGCCGACCGATACAAGCAAGCCGAGATCGGTGAGGCGCTGGACCGCGCCGCCATTCGGGTTCCGATCAATTGGCGCGGCCAAGGTTTCCGGGACGGCGGCGAGGACTGCGAGCGGTTCCGGCGGGCCGTATTCGACGGCAAGGTGAAGTCCCTCCCGTCCCTGCTGCTGCGCTCCGCCTTTGCGGACGCGGTGGTGCTCCGCGACCCGGCGAACAATCTGAAGCTGGCCAAGGCCCGCTCGACCGGCCGGATCGACGCGGCCAGCGCCGCCGTCCTGGCCATCGCTGAAGGTGCTCGCCAGACCGCCCGCCCCATCAAGCCGGCGAGGGCTCCGCTATGGGCCTGAGGAAATACACCCGCGCCGGGGCCGCCATCTACCGGTCGCCTCAGTGGAAGGCCGTGCGGCTCCTGGCCAAGCGCCGGGACGGCTTCAAGTGCGTGTCCTGCCGGGCCGTGGGCGATCTGGAAGTGGATCATATCCAGCCGATCCGGTCGCACCCGGACCTCGCCTACGACCTGACCAATCTCCAGACGCTGTGCGTCCCCTGCCACTCTCGCAAGACGAGGATCGAGGTGGGTTTGGACGTGATCGACCCCAAGCGCCAGGCGTGGCGCGATCTCGTGCGTGAACTCGCCAAACCCCTGAAGGACACCCCTCACCATGCTTGAATCAGTGAAGATCAACCGGCGTCAGTCGGAAATCCGGCAGGCCCTCTCCGGCCTCGTCGGCAAGGAAAAGCCGAGCGAAGACGAGACCCGGCAGATGTCGGACCTCGACAACGAATATCGGTCCAATGAGACCCGCTACCGCGCGGCGCTCGTGGCCGAAGATGAGCAGCGCCAGGACGCTAAGGGCGAACTGGAGACCCGTTCCGACCGCGAATATGCGGACCTGATCGGCAAATTCGAGATGCGCCAGGTCGCGCTCGCGCTGGACGAGGGCCGGCCGCTGGAAGGCGCCACGGCTGAGATCGTGCAGGAGATGCGCTCCAAGGGCGGCTATCGCGGCTTCCCTGTGCCGTGGCAGGCCCTGGAGGTGCGCGCCGGCGAGACGGTGGCCAGCGGAACGCCTGACCCGATCCAGACCCGTCCGATCATCGACCGCCTGTTCCCGGACAGCGTGGCGGCCCGCATGGGCGCCCAGATGATCAACATCGACAGCGGCGCCGTCGAATGGCCGGTGGTTACGTCTAGCGTGACGGCGGGCTGGGCCAACGGCGAGACCGGCAACGTCGCCGGCCCGGCTGTTTTCGCCACGACCGACCGCGCGCTGAAGCCGGAACATAACCTCGGCATTCAGATGCGGATCACCCGCAAGGCGTTGAAGCAGTCCGGGGACGCCCTGGAGCAAGCCGTGCGCCGCGATATGAACGGCGCCATCGCCGTCGAACTGGACCGGGCTGTATTCCAGGGAAGCGGCACGAATGGCCAACCACTGGGCGTGATCACCGGCGCGGCGACCTACGGCATCACGAGCACCGACGCGGGCGCAATGGCGACGTGGAGCGCGCTCCGGGCGGCCGTGGTGCGGTTCATGACCGGCAACGCGGCGGGTTCTCCCGGGGCCGTCCGTTCCCTGATCCGCCCGGAACTCTGGGCTCTGCTGGACGACACGCTGATCGACGGCACCGCCGTTTCCGAATGGGACCGGCTGCTGAAGAACATCCCCGCCGGCAACATCGCCATGTCGGCCAATGCCCTTCCGGCTCCCTCGGGCGACCCGCTGGAAACCCAGGCCCTTCTCACCACGGCGGCCGGCGGCGTGGCCCCGATCTTTGTCGGCACCTGGGGCGGTGTGGACCTGATCCGCGACCCCTATTCCGATGCCCAGTCCGGCGGCCTCCGCCTCACGGCCCTCACCACGGTTGACGTGACGGTGGCCCGGCCGGCGCAGCTCGAGCTGATCACCGGCCTGGAACTGGAGGCGGGCGAGTAAGATGCTGACCGGCTTCTGCGACGGGGAACTGATCCTCGAGGAACGCGCCGCACGAAGCCGGAAGCGGCGCGTGAAAGGACGCTTTCCCTACAATAAGCGGGCGACCCTCAGTGATGGGGGTCGCACCGGCAAGCCGCGCAAGGAAGTCTTCGCCCCGCGCGCCTTCGCCTACAACGTGGCAAAGCAGGAGGTGGATATTCGCCTCCTGGTCGGACACGACTACGGCAAGCCGCTGGCCAGCCGCGGGGCCGGGACGCTGGCCCTGCGAGACGATGACGACGCCCTGACTTTCGAGGCGATCATCACAGAGGAACTGCAGGACGCAAGTTGGGTCCGGGATTTCTTCGCCGGTTTCGCGGCCGGGCTGATCCGGGGCCTGTCGCCCGGCTTCCGCATCCCGCCGAAGCGGGCCGTGCCGAACGCCGAACGGGTGGATGAGGAAGATCCGGCAGAAGGCTTCGCCCTGATCCGCACCATCTTTCAGGCGCTCCGGTTTGAGCTCTCTGTCGTCACCGCCGCCGCCTACATCGAGGCGGCCCTGGAGGCAGAGGACGAAGAGGACGAGGCCAGGAGCTGGACGCCGACCGATAGCGGCCTGCTGATCCCCGCCGGACACGGCGCGGGCCTTCAGCGCACCTTGCACCGCTGGAGGGCCTGACTTGGCAGAGACCCTCAAACTGATCGAGGCCGCCCCCGCCTCCTATCCCTTGGCGCCCGTCGGACTGTCGGAAGCGGCCGAAGCCCTCGATCCCCGGTTCATCTGGCAACGCATCGAAGCCTACACGGCCTGGCGCTGGAGCGAGCGGGCCGTCGAATGGGTCGTGGAAGGGCCGGGCTGCTGGAGTCCGCCCTTGGCCCCGGTGACGGTCGCCACGGTCGAGAACTGGCAGAGCGAGGCCTGGCAGGCTTGCACGTCCGCCCCTTCGCCTTTCGGCGGTTATGACCTCGCGGGCTCCGGCCCCTACCGCTTCACCGGCGTAGCGGGGACAGACGATGACCCGCCTCCCGACGTGCTGGAGGCGTTCCGGCGCTTGGCCGAATACATGGCCGCGAAACCGGGCAAGGCGGGCGCCAGCTCTGAGAGCGTGTCCGCCGGGTCCGTCACCCTGTCGCACAACCGGTCAGCCGAATGGCTGGCGCGCGCGATGATCAACAGCGGCGCCGCCGACCTCCTGCGCCGATACCGGAGGACATGATGCTGGGCTGGCTGTTCAATCGAGGAAACACCGCAGATTTGCGGAGTAACGAGCGGCGGTCCTCCGCCTCCGGCTTCACGGCCGAGATCATCGCGGCGCGCGAGAGCTACATCAGCGGCCGGCGCGGCGTCGCGGAACTGACCGCCACGGCACAGAGCTGCATCAGCCTTTGGGAGGGCTGTTTCGCCCTTGCCGACGTGGATGGCACGGACCTTCTGGACCGGCGCTCTCTGGCGCTCATGGCCCGTTCCGTGGCGTTGCGCGGCGAGTCCCTGTTCCTGATCCGGGATCATGGCCTGGTCCCGTGCTCTGATTGGGATTTGTCCACCCGTGACGGCGTTCCCCGCGCCTACCGGGTCAGCGTGTCGGAAGCCGGCGGCGGCACGACTGAGACGGTCCTGGCGGCTGAGGTGCTGCACCTTCGGATCGGGTCCGACCCGGCGGCCCCTTGGCTTGGAACGGCTCCCCTTCGCCGCGCCAGCCTCACGGCGGGGATGCTCCAATCGGTCGAGAGCGCCCTTGCTGAGATTTTCGAGCACGCGCCCCTCGGTTCGCAAATCGTCCCGTTCCCTGAAAGTCAGGACACCGATCTGGACCTGATCGGCCGGGGCTTCCGGGGCAAGCGAGGGCGCGTCTTAATGCGGGAGAGCGTCACGGTTTCGGCGGCCGGCGGTCCTGCGCCAGTGGCGGACTGGAAACCCGCCGACGTAACGCCGGACCTGTCGCGGGCCATGACAAAGGAGACGCTGGACGCGGCCCGGAACTCGCTCTGTGGCGCGTTCGGCGTCCTACCGGCCCTCTTCGCCTCGAATGCCCAGGGACCACTTGTGCGGGAGGCTCAGCGCCACCTCGCGGGCTGGACGCTCCAGCCGATCGCCATGCTCTTGGCGGAGGAAGCGTCCGCCAAGCTGGGGAGTGAGATCAGCATCGACGTGATGCGGCCGGTCCAGGCCTTTGACGTGGGCGGCCGGGCGCGGGCGCTCCAGACGATCATTCAGGCCTTGGCGCAGGCGAAGGAAGCGGGCTTGGCACCCGGCGACCTGAACGCGGCGCTCACACAGGTGAACTGGGGGCCGAACGACGGCGCGGCATAGGGCTGGCCACCCTGCGCGCTCCCATGTCCGCGCGCGATTGGCTGGGGTAAGTCGTGAGTGCCCGAAAAACCGCGACAGGGTGCGGCGGTTCCCTTTCGTCCCGCGCGGCACCCGCTGGCTAGAAGCCTCCGATTACCGCACGTCCAACACGCGCCGGAGCTGGCGGCTTCTTGGACAGGGCATATTCCAACGCCTCGATGACCTCACGGCGCTGCTGGACGCTGCGGAGGTAAAGATCGTCGCCCGTCTGCGCGAGCTTGTAGCCAGCGTCCACTAGATCGAGCTTCAGCTCCGCTAGCTTGTCCTCAATCGCCTTAGCCTGTTCTCTGGCCTTGGCCCTCCGGTCGTCAGTCATGGTTGTCCTCAGTCGATCATGGCGTTGATGTCGTATTTGTAGCCACCCTTGCCCTCGGCGGCCCAGGCGAGAAGATCGGCCGCTTCCTTTAGCTGTTTCATCCGGTCCAGCGTCATCTGGCGCTGATCCATGACGTATTGCTGGGCCAGGCCCCACGCTTCCTCGCGGAGGTTCTCGATAGTCGCCTTCACGGCGGCGGCTTGTTGTTCTTCGGTCATCCGTCCTTCCTACTGATCAGCGCGCCCGAATGAGAGGCCGGCCATCACGCCCTTGAAGGACTCGACCGCCTCGCTTTGCGTCGCTCCGGCAAAAACGACCGCCTCCGTGGCGACCTCACCCAACTGGACAATCATGTTCAGCAAGTCTTCCCGCTCAAAGTCATCAGGCGCTTCCGACACGACGTGAGCGACAGCTGCGATCCGGTTCAGCCGCTCCAGCAATCCCGTGTAAGGCACGTCCTCGATATGGCGCCCCGGGAGCGTGTCGGAAGTCATAGAGCCTTCTCCATCAAGCGTCTGATCGCCTCCGGCCGTGTCGGCTTATCGGCCTGGCTGTTTCGCCACGCGTCCAGCTTGGCCAAGGCCTCCGGCGGCACGCGGACAGTCACCGGTGTGGCGTTCACCGCCGGCCGACCGATCTTCTTTCTAATGTCAGAAACGCTTGACGCCATGACATAGTTAATGTCAGAAACAGGCGGACCGAGCAAGCGCGCCAACGCTTTGCCCGGCCCTAACCGAAACGCGACCTGTCTAGGAGATCGCCATGACGGCTGCTGAGCCGAATAGCACACCTGCGCCTGAAATCCCGTTCGATTGGCGCGAGCTCTGGGACTCCGCGTCCCGCCTTCACCCCGACGCCCCGGAAGCCCTGCACCACGCCATCGCCGCTGGCGTCGATCCCCGCGACCTTCGCCTGGTCCAGCTCGCCGGCGATGACGCTCCGGCCTTCTGGTTCGGCCCTCGCGCTGGCGTCTGCACCATCTACAACCGCACCGGCGCGGCGGGCACGGCGACCGTGGGGAGGATCGGATGACCGCCCTCGCCGTGATCGAACACCCCGCCATCGAGCGCCAGCGCCTCCGCCGCAAGCTGGAGCGGGTGATCGACAAGCTGATCGTGGCACTCGACACCCTGGACGGCGACCCGGACCTAGAGGATGGCGCCGACGACGAGCCGAGCCTGTCCGCCGCCGTCCCGCGCGCCGACTGGAGCGGGTCACAGGACGCTTGGATTCAAGGTCCAGACGACGACCGTGAGGACCAATGCGAGGACGAAGGCGGCGAGCATGACGGCCGCGAACCGGAGGACGGGGTATGATCCTCGATCTGCCGTCATTTCCCATGAATTCCCTAGCGAAATCGGCTGTCGCCTATTGGCGAATTCCCGAAATCGAGGCACATTCAGGGCTGGGGGAAAAACGTGAACGTCTCCGCTTCGGATGCAGGAGGAAGGCTCAGCCTCGTGACCTATTCCAACGTCCTCTACGGCGCAAAGGCCATCGCCGCCTATGTCTTCGGAGACGAGGCCAAGTGGTCGCGGATCATCGACATGAACCGTCGACTGGACGAGCCGCACCGCTTCCCCATGTTCTACATCGGGGCCACGCTCTGCGCCCGCCGGACCGCGATAGACGACTGGATTGCATCGAGGGAGGCGGCGAACTGCAATGCGCCGACGCCCCATGAGAAGGCCGCCTGACGTGCGCGCGCTTCGCAAGGTCGTGGTGAAGGCGCACGAGGTGAACCGCATCCTGGAGGTTCTGGCCAAGCGCGGCCTGACGCCGACTATCGACATTCTCCCCGGCGGCGTGGTCCGCCTTCACCCCGTTCCGCCCGCCGCCAATGACGTGGGCGAGGCCGACGACGCAAAGGCGAGCCAGATATGGGACGAGGCCTTAAACACCTAGGCTTCGCCAACGTCACCCCGATGCGGGACCGGCACGGCAAGGTCCGCTACCGCTTCCGCAAGAAGGGCATGGCGACGGCGTATCTCCCCGGCTTGCCGGGCTCGCCAGAATTCGCGGCGGCCTATGAGGCGGCGGCGGCCGGCGCCAAGGCCCTGGTGATCGGACAGGCCCGAACGAAGCCGGGCACGATCAACGCGCTCGCGGTGGCGGCTTATGCGTCGGCCGACTGGTCAGCCCTGGCCGAGACGACTCAGCGAAACTATCGCGGCGTGATGGAACGCCTGCGCCGGGATCACGGCGACAAGCCGGTGCGCGGCCTCGCGGCGGAGCATATCCTGAAGCTGCGGGATCAGATTGAAGGTCAGGCGGCCCGCAACAACTTCATCAAGGCCCTGCGCTGGTTCCTGACGTTCGCCGTGTCGAGGGGCTGGCGGGCGGACAACCCGGCCATGTCGATCAAGAAGATCAGGTATCAGACGGAGGGCTATCACACCTGGACTGAGGCCGAGGTCGCGGCTTTCGAGAAGCGGTGGCCAGTCGGCACGAAACAGCGCCTTGGCATGGACCTGTTGCTCTACACGGGGCAGCGGTCGTCGGACGTGCGGTTGATGGGCCGCCAAGCCCTCTCAGGAGGCGGGATAAGGGTCCGTCAGCAGAAGACAGGCGCCGAGCTGACCATCGCCATTCACCCGCGTCTGGCGGCCTCTCTGGCGACCGTCCCGGCGGATCAGATGCTGTTCCTGCCGACGCAATACGGCCCGGCCTATACGGCGACCGGCTTCTACAACTGGATGAAGGCCGCCTGCCGTGAGGCCGGCGTTCCCGAGTGCTCTCCGCACGGTCTGAGGAAGTGCATCGCCACCCGCCTGGCGGACGCCGGATGCTCTCATTCGGAAATCATGGCCGTGACCGGCCACAAGAACCCGAAGGAGGTCGAGACCTATATCCGGGCGCGCGATCAAAGACGGCTTGCGACCGCCGCGATGGCCCGGATCGACACGGAAGGGGAACAGGATTTGGCTACCCCGGCCAACCGGTTAGCCAAATGATCGGCTAAGCTCTTGAGCAGCCGAAACTATAAATCCCGCGTGGCAGTCCCTAGGGGAGTCGAACCCCTCTTTTCAGGTTGAAAACCTGACGTCCTAACCGATAGACGAAGGGACCGCTGCGCGGAGGACCGGGGTAATAGCCGCCGATTCCGCCGCTTGCAAGCGCTTGCTGCGCAGTTTGTGTGACTTTTTCAAAGACCTGCGCTCGGCAAGGCACCGCCTCAGGCCATGCGCGGATCAGCCACGTCCTCAATCTCGAACTGCACCCCGCGACGGCCGTTCCAGTCGTCCGCCTTCAGCCGCCCGACCAGGTTCAACCCGCCCTGCCCGGCCAGCAGCGCCTTGCCGCTGGGCAGATCGGCGCAGCGCCAGGCGATGGCCCGCACCGAGGCCCCGTCCGCACCGACCAGACGGCACCGCACATGACCGCCGTTCATCGCCGCCGGCTCACGCGCCTGCACGCCTTGCAGAGCGAACAGGGGCTCAGGGTTGGCCGGCCCATAGGGCGCCAACTGCTCGAAGGCTTCGAACAGATCGCGTGTGGCTGCACTCGGGTCGATCAGGGCGTCCACCTCGACCCAGTCCTGGGCCACGGCCTCGGCCCGCTCGCCGGAAAGGCGGTCGTTGAGAAAGGCCCGCAGTTCGTCGATCCGATCCGCCGCCACCGTCAGGCCCGCCGCCATGGCGTGCCCGCCCCCGGCGATCAGCACGCCTTCGTTCCAGGCCGCCTGCACGGCCCGGCCCAGGTTCATGCCCGGCTGCGAGCGGCCCGAACCCTTGCCCAGACCATTGATGGCGTCGACGCCGATCACCACGACCGGCTTCCTCCAGCGTTCGCGCAGACGCCCGGCGACGATGCCAACCACGCCGGGGTGCCAGTCCTCGCCGGCGATCACCACCATGGCGGATTCGTCGTTGTGCGCGCCCGTGGCCTCGACCCGGCGCACCGCCTGTTCCGTCACTTGGGCCTCGACCTCGCGCCGGGCGATGTTCAGGGCGTCCAGTTCCTGCGCCAGCATCCGCGCCTCGTCGGGATCGTCGGTGGACAGCAGGCGCGCGCCTAAGTCCGACTTGCCGATCCGTCCGCCGGCATTGATGCGCGGGCCCAGGATGAAGCCCGCATGATTGGATTTGGCCGGTCCCGGCTCCGCCCCGGCGGCGGCCAGCAGAGCCTTCAGCCCCGGATTCTTCCAGTCCGACATGACCTTCAGACCCAGACTGGTCAGCGCCCGGTTAAAGCCGGTCAGCCCCGTCACGTCGCAGATGGCCCCCATGGCGGCCAGATCCAGCCACTGGCGGATGTCCGGTTCGCTCTTGCCTTCAAACAGCCCCCGCGCCCGCGCCTCGCGGTTCAGCGCGGCCAGCAGGACGAAGACCACGCCCGCCGCCGCCAGGTTGCCCTGGCCGGAGTTGCAGCCGGGTCGGTTGGGATTGACCACAGCCAGACAGGCCGGCGGCTCCTCGCGCATCATGTGATGGTCGATGACGACAACGTTCAGACCGATGGCCGAGGCGTGGGCCACGGCCTCGTTGGCCGCCGCCCCGCAGTCCACCGTGATGACCAGATCGGCGCCGCGCGATTTCAGCGTATCGAACGCCCGCGCGCTGGGGCCATAGCCCTCGGTCAGTCGGTCGGGGACATAGATAGGCAGTTCCGCATCGAGCGTCCGAAACCAGCGCACCAGCAGGGCCGCGCTGGACGCCCCGTCGACGTCATAGTCGGCGAAGACGTGGATGCTGCTGCCGGCCTGCAAGGCGTCGATGATAGCAGTAGCCGCCGTGTCCATGTCCATGAAACTGGACGGGTCGGGGAACAGCGCCCGCAGCGTGGGCCTCAGAAAGTTCTCGCCATGATCCGCCGCCACGCCGCGCGCGGCTAGGGCACGGGCCATCGGCTCGTCCAGGTTCAGGGCCTGCATATGGGCGCGGATGGTCCCCGCCTCGGCCGGACGCTGGCGCCAGGCACGGCCCGACAGCGAGCGCGACACGTCAAGGAAGGCGGGAGCGTTTCCACCGTCAGCCATGGGCAATCCTTATTGGCCCGGACATCATTCCGGGATTCTGTCTGCCAGACGACCTTGATCCGGCAGGCGGCGCGTCAGGGGCGCGGACGGTCGATGGGCGGCGGCGCGGCGGCGCGGCGACGCAAGGCCTCTGCGAAGGCCTCGACCTCCTCCGGCGTCTGGGCGCCGATGGGAGCCATCTTCGCCGGATCGAAGCGTTGCCGGATCGATTCGATAAAGGCCGTCGGATCGCTGTCCATGGTCCAGTCGATCTGCGCCACCTGACCGGCCAGAGCGCCGCTGTCGGCGTTCAGCGTGCTAACATTGGCCGCCACCTGGGCCGGCTGCGGCACGTCGGTTGGCGCAGCCGGAAAATCGGCCCAGCGCGGGTAGTCGCGGTTGGCGTCCACCAGTTGCTGAATGCGCGGCGCCAGCGGCGACGTGGCGTCCGTCTGCGGGTCGAACGACCCCACGCAGCCGCCTGCGGGCAACAGCAAGCCGGTCATCGCTAGCAGGATCGTCTTTTTCGACAGGAACACATTCATCTCAACCCCGGTCAT